TGAGGAGCCCGAAACAATTGAAGAGTACGAAGAACTCGAAGACCTTCCAGAACCAGCATATGCGCTTTCTTCTGGTGACGATGAAGATGACGATTTCTATGACAACGGTGACGGTGTTTTTGTTGACATTCTTGAACCAGTGGAGATTTAGCCATGAGTAATCAAAAGAAACTAAAACGCAACGTCAACGAAGTGATTAAGTGGTCGCGCGAGCAGCGCAATGATCCAACTCAAAGTTGGAAAGGTTTGTGCCAGTCACATTGCCGTCAAGCCTACGGTGTTCCTGCTTGGAGCCCATCAGCCATCGGTGCTTGGCGCCGTATCCCGTCTGAGTTTAAGCACCGAGGTAATCCCGAGGATGCCCCACGTGGTGCAATCTTGTACTACTCAGGTGGTAAATATGGCCATGCTGCTATTGCTGCTGGCAAATCAACCAACACTAAATGCCTTTCCAATGACTACATGAGTCAAGGGGAAATTGATTATGCGCCACGTAATTTCAAGCGTTGGGGTTTGAAATATGTTGGATGGAGTAACTGGACCCCTTACGGCATCCTTGATCTGGAGATTTAAATGAGTCTGCTTGCAGAAATTAAAGAAGACCAGGCAACTGCACGCAGAGGTCCTACATGTGGCGTGTGTGCAATTCTTACTGAAATGGATAAGAAAGATTCAAAAGATCTATCTGATGCTTTAGCTGATTCCACTGTGTACTCCACGATTATTTCAAAAGCTTTGATACGTCGTGGCTTCCGTATGAATGCTTCGACGGTTTCTCGTCATCGCAAGGGTGAATGCAAATAAGGTGGCCGGTTTTGGGGAAGAACTCAATGAGGAAATTCTCAGTAACGAACTGCGTATCGCTTTGGAGCGCACTCAACGCCAGTTAGCTCAGGCGCGGCAAAAAACTAACAGGCTTGCTGAAATAGTTATTGATTCAGCGAGAGATGCTGTTTTGGCTCATCCTTTAGACAGGGTTATTCCTCCTGTTAAGGATGCTCGTCGTAAGGGTGAGGAGGTGGCATTTTGGCATTTGACTGACTGGCAGGGCGCTAAAGTGACACCTTCTTATTCCACTCCTGTCATGTTTGAGCGTGTTCATTTGTTTGTTGATAAGGCATCGCGTATCACTGAGATTGCTAGAGCTGATCATCCTGTGAAGGAATGTGTCATTGCTTTGGGCGGTGACATGATTGAGGGTTTATTTAATTTCCCGACTCAGCCGTATGAGATTGATGCGACTTTGTTTGAACAGTTTGTGAATGTGTCAAATCTGTTGGTTGAGGTTGTTCGTAGAGCTTTAACAATTTATGAGAAGGTCACGGTTGTTCCTGAATGGGGCAATCATGGCCGTATCGGGTCTAAAAGGGATGCTGTGGTTAAGTCGGATAATGCTGACCGGATGACTTATGAGTTGGCGCGTCAAGTTTTATTGGCCTCAGGGGAGAAGCGGTTAACGTGGCAGGATTGTCCTGAGGACATTCAGCGGATTGAAATTGGTAACTATCGTGCTTTGCTGATGCATGGTGATGAGGTGGGCAGGGCTGGTTTTGCCTCACCTAGTGCATGGCAGGCTGCTGGTAACAGGTGGAAGGCTGGCGCATACGGTTGGGAGTTCCAAGATATTTATTTGGGTCACTATCACCGGCACGCCCAGGAACCGCTATCTGATGGGTTGAGTGCGATTTATTGGACTGGTTCGACTGAGTCTGAGAATCGTTATGCACGTGATTCTATGGCTGCTTCGGGTGTTCCCAGTCAGCGTTTCCATTTTATTGACCCTGCGGCGGGGCGTGTGACTGCTCAATACCAAGTTTGGTTGGATTCCTAATGGCTATTCAAAAGGATCTTGTTTCCCGTATTGAGTATGGGGGGTTACGTGTGTATCTCAATGCGCAGGGTACGCCTTATAACCCTGATGTTTTGGATGATTTAGTGCGCAGGACAAGTGATTTGTGGAATAACGCTGTAAAAGTGGCTATTGAATCGGGTTTAATGGATCACGATTTTGATGATGATGACGATAACGATGAGGAGGATGAGGACTCTAAGGATGATGAGTGAGACGTTTTTTGACTAAACACGCATTTTAAACTACCTCTATCCAAAATTATTATGATGCTTAATGTTTAATACACGCCACTTAATAGGGCTTTAAGCCCACTACAGGACGTTTTGAGGCGTTAGGCTAAGGGTTATGACTGACAGTGTTGTGGACACTCTTCGTGTCCTTTTAGCCAGCAATGTTGCGTTTGCTTATAAAGCTAAGGGCTATCACTGGAATGTCATGGGTGTTAATTTTGCGCAGTTTCACGAATTTTTTGGTGATTTGTATGAGGATCTTGATGGAGCTGTTGATCCTATTGCTGAGAATATTCGCAAGGCTGGGGCGTTAGTAGCACCTACGGTGAAGGAGATTACGGCTTCTTCAATGGTGAGTCTTGCTGATCCTGGTACTGACCCTATGCAGATGACTGAGGATGCTTTAACTGCTAATAAAGTTTTGTTGGATTGTTTGGCTGAGGCTTTTGATTCTGCTGAGAGTGCTGATAATCAGGGTTTGATGGATTTTCTTGCTGGTCGTATTGATATTCATAATAAGCATGCGTGGATGCTTTCTTCGATTGTTGGCCGTCAGGTTTAATGTTTCATGTGAAACCATGATGCTAATTTGTTGCCAAGTTGTTACACAATTTGAGTGCTTATGAAGCATTATGAGGCATTAGTATTCTCTTATGGACCAACGTTCAGCAATTCGTCGTGCCTACGCCAGGTCAATCATGCTCACAATTAGAGCAGGGGCCCACGCAGTCAACCTTGATTATGGTAACGAAGCTGAAAGTTGCGAGAAAATCTCATGGCTTTCCACAGAGGTTTCTAAAGCCCTACGGGCAATCATGTCTGAGCGAGGGATTGCCGCGCCAGCCTCACTTCACGAAATAGAAGCCTGCGCCCAGGCATATGACTTGATGTGCGGCTCTGAACCAGAGGTCATCAAATCCGACATGGAAAACCTGCACTCTCTTACTTGTGACTCAATAGAAGAAGTTCTTGAAGCAATTGTTGATGACCCTGACCTACTGGCTCTTATGGGTGAATTCCCCACAATGGATCTTCTTGAGGTGCATTCATGGGCAGCGTAGGTAACCAGCCACGATATGGCAGTCCTTCTAAGCGTGGCGAGAATTATGGTAGCGCCGCTCTTGCTTCAGGGGCTGTTGGGGCGGCAGGGGGAGCAGCATGGGCATTAGGAAGTCGTCAACGCAAAGATGCCATCAAACAAGGTGCTGCCAACCGTAATTTTGCTGTAATTCGTAGAGCCGGTATTGGAATGGGTTCGGAAGCGGACAATGCACTTGATCAGGCGCGTAAGACAGCCAAAACTTCTGTGCGTCAAGAAAAACTGGCTGCCCGTACAAGATCACGGCTAACCCCTATTACAGGCAGGGGCGAGCGTTATGCAGAAAAAGGCCGTCGAGGTTTCTACCCATCTAGGCGTATCAAAGCCTTGGATAGTGCTGCTGAAACTAACAGGGCTGAATCAACACGTTTAAGTGGTTTGTCTCAAAAGAAGTCAAAAGATTCACGTAAGACACTTAAGCAAGCGGGACGTATGGAGCGTGACTTTGGTTCCGCCGCACGATCATTTAAACAATCAAAGAAGGTTATTCGTGGCGGTAGGGCCGCCACTCTCGCAGGTCTTGCTGGCGCTGTTGGCTTTGGAGCAGCTGCTGAAAAAGGCCGCGGAAAGCAGCCTAAGAAAACTGAATCTAAACCAATTCCTCGAAAGTCAAATGTTGTTGATATGGACAGGTACCGACGCATGAGTGGTACACCAAACCAACAGGGTGCTTCACTTGTTGACGCTAATGGATACCGCAAACAAGTCCCCAGCGCTGCCACGTGGCTAAAAAACAATGGGGGTAAGTCATGACCGTTGATACAAGAAATGCCGTGTATGACGACACATCCGGTGAAGACATGGAGCGTATTAAGCAGGCAGAAGCTCAAGGTCCATTCACTGAACTGGGAACAACAGGTTTAAAGCGTTCGGCGGGATACCTTGATGAAGAGTTCCTACCTCAACTTCGTGGCCGTAAATCTGTCCAAGTTTTTAAGGAAATGAGTGAAAACGACCCTTTGGTTGGCGCTTTGCTCTTTACTGTAGACCGCTTGCTGCGTAACGTTGAATGGAACGTTAAACCCGGTGGCAAGGGCAAGGATGATCGTGAGGCTGCTGAATTTTTAGAGTCCTGCCGCGATGACATGTCCCACACGTGGAGTGACTTTATTTCTGAAGTTTTAACAATGCTGCCATTTGGTTGGTCGTGGCATGAAGTTGTTTATAAGCGTCGCGGTGGCATGTATGAGAAAGATCCTAGAAAGCGTTCAAAATTTGATGATGGGCAAATTGGTTGGCGCAAAATGCCTATCCGTGCTCAGGAGACCCTTCTTCGATGGGTTTTTGATGAGACTGGTGATGTACAGGCGATGGTTCAGTTGGCGCCACCTAAATATCAAACAACAACTTTGCCTATGGATAGGTCTTTGCTGTTTCGTTACCGTCATTACAAGGGTTCACCTGAGGGTATTTCGATGCTTCGCAACGCATACCGTCCTTGGTATATGAAAAAGCGTCTTGAAGAATTTGAGGCCGTAGGTATTGAACGTGACTTAGCAGGATTACCTGTTGTTCATGTTCCAGCGGAAATGCTTCGTGCTAAGCCTGGTAGTGAGAATGCGAAAGCAGTTGAGGCGTTTCGCAAGATGGTGAAGTCTGTTCGCCGCGACGAGCAGGAAGGTGTTGTTTTTCCTTCTGCTTTTGATCAAGACACTAAACAGCCTTTGTATAAGTTTGAATTAATGGGTGGCGGTGGCGGTCGCGCATTCAACACGGATGCAATTATCAAACGCTACGAGGAACGCATCTTGATGACTGTTTTGGCTGATTTCATCATGGTTGGTCATCAAAGTGTTGGTTCCTATTCACTTCATACTGATAAGACAGGTATTTTCCGCACTTCATTGAACTCAATTTCAAAGTCAATTGCTGACACTTTAAATAGGTACGCTGTGCCGCGTTTGTTTGCCGCTAACGGGTGGCGTCCTGAGAATCTTCCTTATTTTGAGCCTAGCGATGTTGATTCGCCTGATATTGCGCAACTGTCTGCGTTCATGTCGTCAATGTCTTCTACAGGGGTTACGTGGTTCCCTGATGGTGATTTGGAGAACTTTATTCGTGACGCGGCTCGTCTACCAAAACTTGATAAGGATCAGGTGGAGATGCGTCGCATGTTGCAGATGCGTTCTGAGGCTACTGAGTTTGCTACAGCAAATACAGAGTATTTGATGGCTTCGCAAAACCAAGCTATGGCTCGTGCAGGTCAAATGCCTCAGCAAGGTCAACCTGGGCAGCCCGGTGATCCTGCTCAGTCTGGGCAGCCAGGTCAAGTACCTATGGGTGAAGAGGGCATGGAGGGCAAGAAATGAGTGTGAGTGAGCAGCGCCGTCATGCAACGGAAGCGTTAGCAGTTGGTGGTGGCCTTATTGGTGCAGGCGCGGCAGCAAATTACGGCATTGACCGCGCCATGGAGCGAAAAGGTGTTAAAACCCCTGCGCGGTCACTTATTTCACGAAAACCACGCCTTCGACCAGCGCACGCACCTTACGTAGCTGGAAGGGTTGCTACGGCTTCATTGCGAACTGTCGGTATTCCTTTGGCGGCTTACGGTGCATTTAACGTGCTTTCACCTGCTGACAAAGTTGCCCGTGTTCGTTTAAAAAATGACGTAGTTAAGCCTGCGATTGACAATGCAACTGGACGCCAGCAGGCCCGTAAGGCTAAAGCACAACTGTCTCAAAACCGTGCTGCTCGTAAAAGAGCGCAGTCAGCAAATGTTGGTAAGGCCGATTTGTCTAGTGGTGAGACGCAAGAACTTGCTCGCCGTAAAGGCAAGGGAACTAAATTAGCTCTCGTTGGTGGGTCTTTGGGTTTGGCTGCTTTGGGTGCGCGAGTACCTGAGGTTGCCCGGATAGCTGCTAAAACATCAAAAACTAAAAACCTTCGTGGCTTGAAAACTTTGGCAGCCAAGGAACCTGGCGCCACTAAAGCATCAAATGCTTTGGGTATTGCCGCTATCGGTACAGGAAGTATCGGATCTTTTAATTATGCAGCCCAGCAAAAACTTGAACGTAAACAAGTAGAAAAAGGTATACCGACTGAAGGTGTTATGCGTGGTTTAGGAAAAGTACGTGTTTTAAACCAGCAATCTAAAGACCATTTCATGGTTCTTGATTCCCGCGATACTCGCAGGCTGGTACACCGCAATAATTTAACTTTCACAGGTGGAAAGAAATCTTCTAAAAAGAAGCCTTCTGGCGGTGAACAGTTGACTTTTGGTTTTGGTAAATCTGATGATCGTTTCCTGCGTAATCATTCTGACCGAATTAGTCCTGAGGCTGAGGCGGGTTATCGCTATCTGCGTGAAGGGCGTAATAGTTCTTTGAAAGATATGGCTAAAGATCCGTTGCGTGGTGTGCAACACGGTAAAAAGGCTGCTCGTTGGAATAAGAAAATGACAAAAATTAGGGCTAAAGGCTATCAGCGTGCTTCTATGGATGAGTATGGATCTGGACGTGAAATAGGCAAGGCTTTTATCCCAGTGTTAGGTTCACGTCTTCCCCGAATGCGTAAGCCAGCGTTGCGTCGTAGTTACATTAATCAAAATGTCAACGGTAAACAGTTTTCTGTCCGTGGGACAACAAGGTAGGAGCAAATCATGGGAATTTTAGATGCCGTAAAGAAGGTATTTGAGGAAGATGAGCAGGCCGGTAGCGCTCTCATTGACATGGTTGTACTTGACTACATGAGTGACCTTGCTGAATTAAACCGAAACGAATTCAATGCTGTTGTAGGACCTTGGGCGTTAGACCGTGTGCTAATGGCCAAGCGCCACCTAGCCAGAGGTTACGTGTCCAAAGCCGCATCAGGTGACTACCCAGGTCCTGATGTTCAAAAAGCAGCTACTTGGCTTGTTGGTTTGGAAAACTACCTGAAAGCAGCAGTTTCTGATGATGTATCTAAAGCGTTAGAAACACGTCGTAAAAAAGACGGTTCAACATACAACATGGATGTCCGTCGCGATAGGCGTGGACGTTTCACGCGTGGTATTCGTCAAGATACAAGCCGTAACCCTGCTGCCTCACCTAAAGAGGTGCGTCACCCAGAAATTGCTGCATATTTAGATGAAGATGGTGCTTATTCGGCTAGCAAACTTGCTGGGGTAAGCAGTGATGACAAGAAAATTAATGAATTTAAGGATCAAGCGAGCCGTTTACAGGCGCAATGGGAGGAAGCAGGTCAGATTCTTGCTGAACTCAAAGGTGGACTGCCTAAAGGTGTTCGTGAAGAATCGGATGCCATTCTGGTTGTGCGAGGAACGGATCAAACCTTGCGTTCAATCGCTATCCCTCTAAAGTCGATTAACGACAAAAACCCTATTCCTATTCCAGCATCACAGCGTCCACAAATCGGTGAGAGCCTCTCACACATTGAGATCATGGCTTCATCTGACGCTTCACGTCAAACCCGTAGCCAACTGGCTGCCTTAGATACTCTTTCATCAATTGGTGGTGAGGCTGGTGCAAGAGCTGCTTTGGTTGACCGGGATCGCTGGAATCAACTCGCTAACTCATTAACTGTGGATAACAGCGGTCAAAACTCTAAATTGACCCGTTTCTTTAACCAAGTGGGTGCTGGTGGTGGAGTGCTGGAAAGTATCCCTGGTACCGAAAAATACGGCCGTTTTGCCATGTTTGTAGGTGACATGGGGCCGCAGGCTGAAAAGGTTCTAGGTCCTTACGTTCAGCGTGCCGCTTACCGTTACCGCGGTACGGAAACAACTCCTGACAAGAATCTTGTTCGTGCGTTTAACGGCGTAGAAATGAAGCAGGTGGATGCTATTGCTTCAGGTTCTCCTGTTCCTGAAGAAGCCATTGCTGCTGCTGCCAGTATTGATACTGGTGATAGGCGCGGTCGTGGTTTGGCTTCGGCAATGATGATTGATGCTGCTGCACGGGTGAGGCAGGGTCTTACTAAGGATTCTTTAAGTATGCAGGTTCGCTCTGACATGGCTGCTGCACAACTGGCTAACACACTGCCTAAAGATCCAATTATTGCCCGTTTAAGTGAAGCGGCAGGAACAATTCTTCCTAGCCAAGGAATTTTGATGGATGCTGACGGCAAAATTGTTTCACAGGCTGTCGGGTTCGCTGATGATCACTATTTGCCTTTCGATTTACGTAATCTGACTTCTTTGCGTGGTGGTCAGTATGTGCGTACCCGCCAGTCAGGTGGTCTCACGGGTGAGGATATCTATTCAGCTGTAACTATGGGGGCGCGCATGGTTAGTGTCGTGTCGCCTTCTGGCGTGTTTACTTTGGAGATGAGTCCTGATTTCCGCGGGGCTCGCTCTATGAGTGATAAGGCACGCGGCATGTATGACCGCTATTTGAAGATACTTGATGCTGTTGATGGTTCAGGTGAGTATTTGCAAGATATTCCACCTGGTGAGCGTCAAAAGATTGAATCTCAAGTTAAATCACTTCGTTTGGATGCTGATAGAACTAAAGAGCTAATTAATGAGCGTATTAATGAGGCTAGGGAAAGTTCGCAGCGTCTTTCTGAGGAGAAGATCACAGCGATTGAGACTGATCTTCTTGCTGATAGGTATCGTGGCGCGAGTAGGGATTCTCTGCGTGGGGCTGATGCTCGTCGTTTTGCTGACGATTTGGAGGAGGCTGTTCAGGCTGAACAGTCCAAGCTGACTAACAAATTGCGTCTTAATGGGGAGGGTTATGCGGTTGCTTTGTCAACTTTGCAGCAGCAATTCCCGTATTTCATTAAGGCTGTCCGTTTTGATCCTATGAATGAATTCGCTGGTTTTGCTGGCGTGCAAGGCGTAAAGGGTCGTACGTTCTCCTCTGATCGAGGCTACGTGGCACCTGGTGGTTTGAAGGCTCGCAGTACCCGTGATGGCTATTACCGTGCTGATAAGGGTCGTAGAAATAAGACGGATTCTTCTGAAACATCAGATGTGGTCTCTCCAGCGACTAATTCTGTCACTCCTTCCACTACCACCGCTCAACCTTCGAATGCTTCTACTCCCGAAGCGCAAGTAACTACTCCAGCACCAAATGTTGGAGTGAACGCACAAATTAATGCTAAATCTCCTGTTCTTAAAATGACGAGAGATAAAGCAGCCGAGAAGCTTTCTGGTGCGTTTGGAATTTTACCTCCAGAGATAAAATTTAGTAATCAAATGGGTAACAGCATGGACAATGTTGATGCCCTTTCAGGAAGTAATGCGGAAATTGTTTCTTGGGTTATTTCTCAAGAAAAAGGCTTAACCGACAAAGTATTTGCTGACCCTGAAAAATCATTAAAAGTAGTTGCAGCACTATCGGATGAAAGTGCCGTTAGGCAGGAACTTCTCAAAAGGCTTAACGCGGTTGGTGGCGGTGATTTCTTTGCAACATCAACTTTTGGTGATCAAGACAATATTGAGGATGCTATTCAATGGACTGTCAATCAAGGGCGGCTTGTTGCTGACGCCACCTTAATGATGAACCCGTTCTCTGGTGGTCCTGAAATGAAATCAGGGCAGTGGCGTGCACCAATGGCTGATATGACTATTTCAGCAATATCAAACAAAGAACAGTTTGACTCGTATGCTGATCAAAACCCTGAAGTTTGGGATGCAGCTGTTCAACTGGCAAATGTGGGTGATCGTTACGAGTCGTTAACTGGTGTTGCTCAGGCAGCTACTAAACGCCTGAAGCAGTTATCTGATCTTAAAGAAGTACAGAAATTGATTGCTACCACTAATGGTGAAATCCCTGTAAATAATTTGAGTATGGATATAAAAGACCTTAGCCAAGTTTTGGGTGTTCCTGAAAACCAAGTCACACTTGAGTTAATACAAGAGGCAAGACCTGATGACGCTAAACAAACGTTATCTGCTGCATGGCAACTTGCGGCCACCGGTCGTGTGTTAGAGATGTTGGATCAGGGTGGTGGTGTTTTCCCAAAAGAACAAAGCCAGCGTTGGCTGCTGGCGAAGGCCGAAACACCCAGAGCCAAAATCCGAGTACTGTCGAACCAGGATCCCCTGTCCAAAGCGGTC